GATATCGCAAAAAGCAGAGCAAATATCAAACTATCTCGGCAGCGGCGGCGTTATGCTTCCGATAACGGGCGGCGGCTTATGGATAACGCGCGGCTCGCCGTTTGCGCAAAGAGTCAATGAAGAATCAGACGCGATAAAGCACATTTATATAGTTTTAATGTGCGAATTTATTACAGATTAAGAGGAGTGATTTTTATTGTTTAAAAAGATTAAACCAACAACGTTTGACGAACTTACAATGAATGTTTTTATGTTGCTTTCGGCATTTGACCCGGCGACTTTCAGTTTTTCAACGGGAATCAATGGCAAAAATATTCTTGCAAGCACCACGGGCGGCGTAAGTTTTTCGGATTCAACGAACTATACTGATCTCGGCGAAAATATTGATAACTGCCCTAAGAATACTATGGAGCTGAAGTACAAGGAAGACGGCGAAGCAACTATGACTGGAAACCTTGTGACGCTCACACCTGAGATTGCAACAATGCTTGTAGGAGCAGCAACAACTACTGATGTGACGGGTACAGGTATCGCAGGAAAGAAGATTGTGCCTAATGCTTCCATTAGCGAATCGGATTTTACCAATGAGCTTTGGGGCATTACAGATCACGGCAATGGAGGCCTTCTTGCGATCAAGATGAAGCGCGTGCTGAATACCTCCGGCTTTTCAATCTCTACAACAGACAAGGAAAAAGGACAGATCGCCTTTACGTTTACGTGTCACAAAACTATAGACGACGAAACGGACGCGCCATATGAGATGTACATTCTCACACCGAGTACCTAATAAGGAGAAAGAAAATGGATAGTATTGTAAGCAAACCAAAACTTGACAAGAACATTGCAACGTGCAAGCCGACAGAAGCGCTTGCGCAGATGGTTAAGATTCGAAAGCTCTTGGAGCAGTGGCTTAAGGATATTGAGCTTGCAGAGCTTTTTGAAGAAATTCCGGGTATTGTCAAAGTCGCTGCCGACGCAACGGACGAAGATAAGAAAAACGCATTTCAGCAGAATTACAAAATTTTGCTGAAAACTATCAAGGAAAAGGGACTTGCTCTTTTCGACAAGGCGCTTATCGACTACCCGGACGAAACACTTTCCGTTCTTGCTCTTGCATGCTTCGTCGAGCCTGAAAATGTAGACGATTACACGATGTCAGACTACATTGAAGCGCTTATTGCAATGAAAAACGATAAGGCTACAACCGGTTTTTTTACGCTCTTGCTGTCGGCAGTTCAGACGATTTTTGCGATAGCGTTGAAACGATAAGGCTTGATCTGTTGGAGCTTTTCGGCAGAGAGTATATATACGATCATTTTATTACTCATATGCGGCAAAAAAAGCATACAGATACGATCGAATACTACAAAGCAATGGCGCTTTACGCTATCTCTAACGGTCATAAAATGACGCAAACGGTGTTTGATATACTCGGCAAGGTCAAAGTAGAAGATACAGTAGACGGCAAAGAAACCGCTGAGAAAGTCGCCAAAAAGCTTGGCGTTAAAATCAACTGGGGAGGTGAAACGGCTTGAATGTTTTTGAACTATTCGGTTCGTTAGGTTTAAAAACAAACAATTTCACAAAAGGCTTAAAAGACGCGCAGAGAGATGCTGAGAATGCAGCCGATAATATCCAGGATTCATTCGACGATATTGACAGTGCATCGGATTCTGCCGCAAGTGGAGTTACTGATTCATTCGGGTCGTTCTCCTCTGCCGCAGGAATAGCCATTTCGGTTATTGGAAACACTGTATCGGCAATAAAAACGGCTGATAATTTCATAACAACAGTTAACGATACAGTAGTTAAAACCACGGCAAATATAATCACATCAAGCTTTGATTTTGCCAAAGCAATTGATGAAAACGTCATGGGAGCTGTCGACAGTGCGCGGGATGTTGTAGTTGAAGCTTTTGGTCAAATGATGAACGCCGGGATTGAATTCCTGCAATCTGTCACGGAAGAAGGAAAGAGTTTTGACACAGCAATGGGGCAAGTCTCCGCGACGCTGTTGAAATCTCGTGACGATTTTGACAGTGAAATCGTGTCTGTAAACGGTTTTACAGGATCTCTGCGCGAATTGGCAAAAGAGCTTGGAGCGACAACAAAATTCACGGCTACGCAAGCTGGAGAAGGATTGAATTATATGGCGCTCGCCGGATACGACGCGCAGAAATCAGCAGAAATGTTGGGGAAGGTGCTCGACCTTGCTGCTGCCGGTGCAATGAATTTAGGCACAGCTTCCGATATGGTTACAGACGCACAGACTGCGTTAGGAATCAGTATGGAAGACATGACTGCTTTTATTGACCAGATGGCAAAAACCGCGTCAAGTTCAAATACAAGCGTGTCACAGCTTGGAGACGCTATTCTTTCAATCGGCGCGACTGCAAGGCAAATCAGAGGCGGCTATACGGAACTAAATACGGCGCTTGGCATTCTTGCTGATAATGGCATTAAGGCTTCTGAGGGAGGAAATGATCTTAGAAGAATGCTTGTACGTCTTACTGCTCCGGGCGATGAAGCAGCTAAAGCAATGTATGATATTGGTTTTTCTGCCTTTGATGCAGAAGGCAAATTAAAACCAATACCTGACATCTTCCTGCAACTCAACGCCGCAATGGCAGGAATGACCGATGAACAAAAAGCAGTAACAACAAGTACAATCTTCGGGCAATATGCGCTTGCAGGCGCTAATGCGTTGTTAGGAACATCTGCTGAGCGTTGGGAAGAACTCGGAGCAAAAATTAAAGATTCTGAGGGCGCAGCTAAGGACATGGCTGATATTCAGCTTGACACGCTGCCCGGACAGATTACTATACTCGAATCTGCCATTTCAGGTTTAAAAATTGAATTGTATGACAGATTGTCACCAGTTTTAAAAGATTTTGTAGAACAGCTTTCCGAAGGACTAACAAGCGTAACCGAAGAGATATCAAGTGGCAATTTTGAAGCTGCGTTTATTCGTCTTGGAAATCGTGCTGTTAAGTTCATTGAAACTGGCGTGGACGAGATAATGAACGGCGATGAAGTTATCTTGACCTTTACAACAGGATTAACAACCGTTTTAAGTAAGGTTGGCGGCGCACTATTCAACGGCGGTGTGGAAGTCATTCCTATGCTCTTAGGACATTTACTGCGGTTCTCAACGGATATTATTTCGCGTTTTTCGGAATTTATCAGTAGCTCGGAAAATTTGCTGCTATTACAGCGAACGATATCTGATATATTCGAACAATTCGGAACATTTTTCTCCGATAACAGAGATGATTTGTATATTATTTTTTCAACGCTTTTCGATTTGGCGGTTGGCGTAATCGGAGATGTTTTTGTTTTACAACGTGAAACGGTATATTCTGTTTTGTGGGAAAAATTCACTGACATTCTTGATGATTTAGTCGTTAATCTTGGTGGTTTCCTGGAAAGTGATGAAACTCAAACCATTGTTGATAATGTAATTTCTCTTATCGGCAGTGTCGCTCAGAAGCTCACGGATTCAGCACCCGTTATTCTCCCAGATCTTTTAGATTTTGTTTTAGAAATTGCAGACAAAGTTGTTACAGGTGTAGCCGACTATATTGCTGATGAAGAAAATGTTGAAAAAATCAGAGGAACTCTAAGATTGTTACTCAGTAAAATTGAGGCTTTCCTCGAAGAACATTCGGAAGATTTCTACCAGATTGTTAGTACATTATGGGATGTAGGAATTGGCTTCGTGTGGCAAATATGGGAACTGCGCAGAAAAACTGTTGCTGAAACATTAGGGCGAAAGCTCAAAGAGGTTTTGGACGACTGCTTTGACGGTGACAATCCTTTCGCGCTCTCATTGCCCTCGGTAGGTTATAATATACTTAGCGGAATAATTGACGGAATGAATGTGGACGACCCGAGTATAGTCGGAACAATAGGCAATGTTGCGGATAGGATTGTAGCTCTTTTTAAAGGTGCTCTTGGAATCGAATCCCCGTCAAAAGTCATGAAACGTGAAGTCGGACGTTATATTGCGCTCGGCATTGGCGAGGGTATGACTGAGGAAATGGAAAGCGTTTCTAAGGACATGGCAGAAGCTATTCCGACATCGTTTGATATCTCTCCCGAACTTGTCGGCGGCTCAACGAGAGCAGAAAATGATTATGCTTATGGCGGCATTTATATGCCAATAAACATTGAAAAATTCTACGCAAATTCCGAACAAGACGTGAAAGCTTTTGCAAAAACTCTTTCTGTGGAGCTGCGGACACAAATTTTAAGAAAGAATGCGGCGGTGGCTTATGCTTGATATGTCAAAATTCCATACATTTAGCTTTCGAGGACAAAAATTGTCTGACTTCGGCGCATTGATCGCGCAAAGACCAACATATCCAATGTCGGTTGCAAGCTTTGAGCTGAAAGAGATCCCGTCCAAAACAGGCGATGTAATATTAAATAAATCGCGCATAAAAAATATATCTTTTGAAATTCCGATTCGGTTTGTGCCGATGGCGTGTGATAGCGACATTGAAAAAGTAGCCAATGAACTCAGCGACTGGCTATATGGTACAGATTATGGGGAATATCGCGATACATATCACCCGGGATATTACAGACGCGCTATTGTGACCGCAATAGATGACGTAATTGCTGTAAAACGAGATGTATACGAAACAAAGATTACGTTTAATGCTGACCCGTATTTATATCTTGATTCGGGCAAGATTGTAAAATCCTACAATTCGAAAGCATATCCGGAGGAAGAAGACCTAAATCGCAGATTCCAACTTGAAGCGTCAATTTTTAATCCTACAAAATGGCACAGTGAACCAATAGTAACGTTTGACGCGGTCGGCGGCAGCAGTACATACGCTGCCGCCATCGGTGGAACGAATATAAGCATTAACGATAACGAAACAGGAATAATTATTATAGATAAGCCTAATGAGAATGTTTACAACGATCAGGGCGTAAGTAAAAATGATAAGATTTCAGCACTGCATTTACCTACACTCCCCCCGGGAGAAAGTTTGATAAGAGTATGGTCTAATGCTGCGTTTACACTACGAATAAAACCGAACTGGAGGCGATTGTAATGTTTCCGATATTATATGCTTCCGATACGGAAAAGGCAGATTTCACGTATAACGGCTTAGGTTTTATAACGCAGTGCACACGTTGCGAGGTAACCGAGGAACGAAACGGAGTTTATGAGCTTGAAGCAGAGGTTTTGATTACTGATAGGCTTGCAATGCAGATCATACCTGGGACGTTTATAAAATGCCTTGCGAACGCAAAGGATCCTGCGCAGATATTTGAAGTTTACCAAGTAAGTGTTGAAGACGATACAATTTCTGTTTACGCACAACATATACACTATATTTGCTATACAAACGCGACGAACGACAAGGTTGACGCAGCAACAGAAGGATACGGCTACACTCCCAAAGAGTGGTGGCAGCACCTTATACGCAATGACTATCTCTGCGTGAGTTCTTTATGGTCATTTACTTCGGATATTGACGTACAAAAAAATGTTCCTGCCATTGCAGAACGCCCGATAAGACTTGGAGATTTTTTTCAAGGTTCTGAGGGTTCTATGCTTGACGTTTTTCATGGTGAATATCATTTTAATAATTTTAATATTGAGCTATTAGAAAGCCGCGGAAACGATACGGGCATATGCTTACGCTACGGCTCAAATGTCAGCTCATTTGCTCAGGATAGTGATATTACGGCAATGTATACACATTTTCAGCCCTACGCCTATGTCAGAGCGCAGTATGAGGCAACACGTGAGCCATATCCCGATATGGCAATTTATCAAAATTTAATTGATTTGCAAAACACAGAAATGACATATCAGCGCGTGTTGGTCTATGATTTCTCGGAGGAACTGCACGATGAAACATTGTTCCTTGATAGTAATGCCGTGCCAATAAACTATAATGAAATCAAACAAAAATTGTCTGATTCCGTAAATAGCTTCTTGACGAAAAACAGATCAACATTAATAAACAGAACTGTTGATCTTACGGTAGATGTTGCCGAAACATTAGACACGCTGCAAAGCTGTGGGCTATGCGATACAGTGAAAGTCTATTTTGAACCGTATGGGATCACACGAGCTGTATCAAGCAAGATTGTTAAAACAGTATACGACGTTTTAAATGAGCGTTATACATCTATCCAGATCGGAGCAATTAAGAAGTCACTGGCTGATATTATCCCTGTAAGAAATGGGGGAGGAATTTAATGAATTTAATCACAACACAAATTGATCTAGATTTTGCTTTTAATGATTCGCGGAAAGCAATTCCAATTGTTCAGGGCGATGACGGCGGCAGAGTTTTAATCGTCAATCTATACAACAACGGCACTTATGTGGATGTTGATCCTGAAACAGACACAATCACGCTAAGCGCGGAGGTTGACGGCATTAGAACTGTTTTGCGCAAGGAAATAAACATAGAAAACGCAACAGGCGTTGGGACACGTGCTGTTATACCCATTACTTCCGACCTGTCAAGACTATCAGGCGTTGAACATTGCGTTCTGCGGATATCAAGCAGCAACGGCGTAGTACACGCGGCGGCGTTCGATCTGCTTGTCCTTCATAATCCGCTGTATAGCAATAATAACCCATCAGGATCTAGCGGCGGTTTTCAGACAATAGGTTCGGTTCTGTCAGATCTAGAAATTGCCGTCTATCATCAATATCCGGTATCCGAAAATCCAAGCTTAGAGGAATCATCACCATACATCATGATACCGGCACTTATCAGGCAGGGCAGCTACGAAGATGGCGATTATTTTGTTTCGATAGCTCAAAACGACACAATACTTGACCCGGAAAATGATTATAACGTCGGTGACGTTGTAGGAATCCCGGACGCAGGAGAACACCCCAGTATACATTATAATGTTAGAATTGATTTTAACATGGCATTCGGAGGAAACGATACAATAAACATCATCGTGAAATGGGGCAATGAGTAATGCAAAAAATATATGCTTATCTTGACCTCGATTTTTCGAAACGAGATATGAAATCGCTGCCGATAATTCAGGGCGACAATAGCGGCAGAGTTATCGTCATAACGCTATATAACGGCAATAACATGATGACCGTTGACCCGGAAACCGATACCGTCACGCTTGCAGCGTTTGTCGGAACAAAGCGAGCTGCAAAAAGCGTTTCCGTCCCCGTACAGATTGTTGAAGGTTCGGGAATGCGGATTGCGCTGCCGATCACGCAAAAAATTTCCCGATACGCAGGGCAAGAAAAATGTATTCTGAAAATATCAAATGCAGCCGGCACAGCTCAGGCGGCATTTGTGCTCAATGTCTTGAAGAATGCCGCGCATTTATCAACGAAGCAGGAAATAAATCTGCTGTATCCCGAAGGTGAATGGGAGAAAATCGAATACCACACTCCCGAAATTGAGGATCCCGAAGGTGGTGACGTCTATGTGTGGATAAACGACGATGCAGTTCCGGACGAGGATTTTGATATTGATGACGATGATGTTGTATTAAACGATGACGAGGTTGATTACGACCCGGACAGAGACGACATTGACGTTATCGTCTATAAGAAGAAAAAACCAAAAAAGAAGAAGTTAAAGGATCTCGGCATTGAGGTTAACACACAGGAAATCCTAAAGGATATCTATCTTTACGGCGGCGGTGGAGCAGCAAGCATAGGACACTGGAACACAGCGCATACAAAATTTGATTGGAAGAAAGATGGAGAATATCTGGAATGCGGTTTAGATTTATTGACCGCGTTTGGGAATGCTAACGCAGTACACGTTTATGAGGGCGGAGCTATGCCGCCGGCAATTTATGTAAGCGGCAAGGCAAAAATATTGCAGAACGGCGTCACAATCAGTGCAGGGCTGTTTCTCGTTATAAATGATACTCAGCTTTTAAAAGTTAAGGCAGCTCAGCTTGTGGGATACGGAAAAATTCACTATGACCCGACAGAGCAAGAAGCGGAAGAAAAAGGCTGGGTTTCGGACGATATGTTTAATTGGCTTAAGTCGTCGTGGTCGTCAGCAACAAGCGATGACGAGCCGGGACACCGTATAGTCGGGCGCTCTTGCTACGCTATCGCGAATGTCGCGTCAGATTCGGGGCATAGTGGGTCAAGTTTTACAATTTATGAAAACGGCATCGAAAAGACGTGCACAGAGGTTTTCGGCACGGGCGAAGCTATGTATAACGCGGTTTCTGCGGCGAGTGGAATAATAATTGATTTTGACGAAGGAGAATAAAAATGAAGATAGTACAGAGATTTACAACAAACAATCCATGCTTCTACGGCGACGGCTACATCGTACCGAAAGGCTTAATGCTGCATTCCGTTGGCTGTCCTCAGCCTGACGGCGAGGTGTGGTGCAGAGTGTACAACGGCAATGTCGGCGCGTGCGTTCACGCTTTTATCGACGCTAACAACGGCACTATCTATCAGACGCTGCCTTGGAATCACAGAGGCTGGCACGGCGGCGGTTCGTCCAACGATACGCATATCGGCGTGGAAATGGCTGAATCGCAGTACATCAGATACACAAGCGGCGCGAACTTTACGTGCAGTAATCTTGCGGCGGCAAAGAAACAGGCTCAGACGGCGTACAACGCGGCTGTAGAGCTGTTTGCGTATCTCTGCAAGACGTATAAGCTTGACCCAATGACGCAGATTTGCAGCCATGCCGAAGGATATCGTAAGGGTATTGCTACGAATCACGGCGACCCGGAGCATTACTGGAATCAGCTGAAAACAGGCTACACAATGGACGGTTTCCGCAAGGCAGTAAAGGCGAAGATGGGTAATACCACAGCGGCGCAGCAGCCGGCTAAGGTCGATACAAAGAAGACAACAGGCGAACAGTTCCTCGTGAAGATCCGCGTTCCCGATCTGAATATCCGCGGCGGCGCAGGTCTGAGCTACCCGGTAAAGGGCGTTATTCCCGTTTCAATTTACACGATCGTTGAAACGAAGAAAGCAGACGGGTACACATGGGGTAAGCTGAAAAGCGGCGCAGGGTGGATCGCGCTGGAGTATACGGTGAAGCTGGAGCAGAGGTGAGATCATGATTACAGACAGAATGAGAATAAATCACGCGGACACAGACGACATTCCCGATTACGGCTCACTTTTTTTGCGTGTCTTCGACGAGAAAACGCACGTAAACGACTACTGCGGGTCGGACGATTCCGACGTTGGCAAGCTGGACTTGATCACCAACGCGGCAGTCGGTTCAACTTGCCTGTTTATCAGCGGTGATATATATATCAGGACTTTTGACGGCTGGGCAAAGTTTGGAGAAGCTGCAGGAAACGAAACGGCAGGAAATGGCGCAAGTAACACGAGTTTGAATCTGTCGCCTATGGGTATAGACAGAGCGGCATTGACAAAAGATGTATCCTTTGAAAATACAGAACCCGAAGGCGGCGGCAAGGAGCTGATTTGATGGACAACCTTGAACTTTGGTATCGATATCACAAAGAAAAAGGCGATATGCCCACAAGTGCTGGCGCGTTCTTTAAGTATGAGTACGGTGTCAAGAAGCAGGCAGGTATAGCCGCAGGATATAACCCGTCAACGTGGGCAGGAATCCGGAACATAGTCAGAGCAGGCAAGGCGGCGGATTACTTTATACCGCACGAAACACAGCTTGCGGCTGAGAGAAGCGGCGCAGGCTTAATCTTCGATGTGCTCGGCATAGATCATGACACACCGAGCAACACAAAATACACGCACTCTATGACGCTCCAGCTACACGATCAGTTTCCGACAGCTTTGCAGTTTGACGCGCTCGAAGCCTTTTACTACTGCGAAGATGGACTCGCCGCAGGTACATACTACTTTACGATTGACAGCAACTATGAGCCTACAAACAACGATTTGGCACACTATCAGTTTACACTCGCTCAGGGCGTACCCGCAGGAGGGCAGCTTACTTTCCCGTGGACAAGTGGGAAGGCGAGTGCAGTCAAGGTGATCAGCTTTGCAAGTGCTACAAGCACAACAGTAATCGAAAGAGTGGGCGTCTCAGAAGGCACGGACGGGCAGGGTCTTGGCACTCTAACGATTGCAGGTGATTTTTCTAATAACCTTAACTCTATTCACAGAGTACGCTATGGCAGCAACAACTACAAGGATTCCGCTATCAGACAGTGGCTCAACAGCTCGGCGGCGGCAGGGAGTGTTTGGACACCACAAACAAAGTGGGACAGACCCCCGACATGGGCGGCTACTGCCGACGGCTTTATGTACGGCATGGACGCTGAATTTCTCTCCGCGATCGGCAAAACGCACATCATAACAGCGCGAAACACGGTGTGTGACGGTGGCGGTTATGACGAAATGGACGATTACTTCTTCTTGATATCACGCAGCGAGATATACGCGGGTAATGAGATAGCAAGCGTGATAGAGGGGGAACCCTATCCATATTATTCCGATTACTCAGACCTATCGGCGGCAGGAATGGGAGCAGACAGCAATCGTATCAAGTATCGTGGTGGAACTGCACAGTATTGGTGGCTAAGAACCCCGAGCCCCGGGAACGGCCACAATGTCCGTGATGTCTATCCGGCAGGCAGTCTGAACAACGGCTATGCGAGCGGCAGTTACGGCTTTGCGCCTGCTTGCAACATCATATGAGAGGTGATATCATGCACGATGTATATAAATGGGTGATCTCCGTAATCGGCGGAGCGATCGCTGCTTTTCTCGGTCAGTATGGGATTATCGTTGCGCTTGTGGCAACGTCTGTTATCTTTGACGTTGTCACGGGATTGATCCGCGCTAAGGCAACGGGAGAAGGGCTATCAAGCGAGAAAGCACATAAAGGTTTTTGGCGTAAAATGTCGCTTTTTGCTGCGTTCTTTTTCGGGATATTCCTTGACTATGCGGCTACTTGTGTTATACTAAAGGTAGGGATTAAGTTAGGGTATGACATGCCTTTTGCGATGATTATCGCGGCGTATATCATCATAAATGAAGCGATCTCCATATCGGAGAATCTCTACCTGACAAATCCCGATAGCTTCCCACCGCAGATCGGGAAGTGGCTGAAAGTCGCGAAGAAGGAAATCGAGCAGAAAGGAAGCAAAGGCGATGGAAGAGCAGAACAGCAGAATCATGATTGATTATGTAGCGCACGAGGCTGATATGGCGATAATGGAGCGCGTGAATTCGCGGCTGTGGAAAGCGCTCCTTGTCGTGATTGTGCTTTTCGTTGTAAGTAATGCGTTTTGGATATGGCGCGAATCGCAGTTTGAAGATGTTATCACGACGACGGAAACAGTAACACAAGACACAGGGAACGGAAACGGGAATAACACCTTTAGCGGTGATTTTGTAGGTGGTGATTACTACGGCGAAACAAACAGTAACACGAACACGAACAAAAACGCGCCGTAAGAAAACAGGCGGCAACACAGGCTATAAAAAATGCCCGAATTGCGGTGGAGATGGGCGCGTGAGGGTAAGAAAGAAATGAGAATGTTCCACGATGTGACTTACACGAACTCAGGAATTACCGCTGCTATTGATGAGTATGTCCACTCCGAGCGGGACAGGGCAATTTTAAAAGATCGCTTTATCGACGGACTGACGTTTGAACAGCTTGCGGAAAAGCACGATGTATCGACACGAACAATAAAGAACGTGATCTACAAGCACGAGTATATAATTTTGAAATACGCAAAGAGGGAGCAGGGCTAACGCCCTGTTCTTTTTTATTGTTAAAAATATACAAAAATGCAGTCTAACAATTTACATAATAAATTTGTATATGGGTATTGACATATACTCGAAAACGTAGTACAATATAGTCAAGATAAAGAGAAGGAAAACTCAACAAACCGGAAAGGAAGTTGATGAAATGAATATCAAGGAAATCAGAAACGAATACAAAGAGATGAGACGTAGAAGACAATTGATGGGCAGCGAGTTGATTGACTACTTAGATTTCATTTGGGCACAAATGGAAGATCTGTATACACACGGATATGTAACAGATTGCACCAGAGACTTTATGGCAATAGCTAACGGCTATGTCGTTAATACACAGGATCATGACCATTTCCATATACGGCAGACACTGGGTATGCGTGACATAGAAGCATCGAAAAGAGCAGCACGAGATTTCATGATTTATTGGTTACACCTCTGAACGAAAGCAGCACCCGCCCCGGAGGTTACGAGGGTAGAAAGGAAGTAACACTATGAAGACAATGACCGCAAAGGAAAGACAAATCTGGTTCTGGCAACGAGAGGTAGAAGCAAGATTTTCTTGTTGGAAAGAACTTGTAGAACGAAAGGACGCAGAAGGCGCACGACAGGCAAAACGGCAGTATGTAAATGCAAGAAAGACGTTAGAAGAATTAGAAAAGGAGTAAAGGGAAACAAGAAAGAGGGGTATTTATATGAAACCGGAATTGCACGAAGCTTGGAAAGAAGTTCTATTCTGGGCAAAGAGATTGTCATATAACTCAGCAAAGAACCACCCAGAGTGGGAAGATCGCTACGCAGACGCGAAAGAAAACTTAGCAAAGGTAAAAAAGAGACTCGCAGAAGAAAGAGAGGGATAGATACAGTGTCAACACGAGAAGCAAGGCGCAAAGCCGTAAAGAAGTATCAGGCGGAGAACACGAAACTTTTGCAGATTCGCTTGAACTTTCGCACAGATCAAGATATTCTTGCAAAACTTGCCGCAGAGGAAAGTATGAGCGGATATGTAAAAAAGTTAATACGAGATGATATCAACCGCTCCAAGTGAGCGGTTTTTCTTTGCCTAATTTTGCCTAAAAGGTACCCGAATAATACCCGTTTTCTCACTGTTGAGGAACGGGCTTTTTTTATATAATTTTGATAGATTTTAAGGGCGTGTTTTTATGTGGATAAAGTATAATCCAAATCCTCGTGGGAACTCAAGAGCGGGGGACTGCGTGATAAGAGGCATTACTAAATTAACGGGTAAGCCGTGGGAAGACGTATATACAGAGCTATCAGTATATGGCTACTCGTTCGGCGATTGGGGCAATTCTAACGCCGTTTTTGATGCCTATCTCCGAGATCAAGGATATAAACGGAGCGTGATCCCGAATACTTGCCCGAATTGCTACACTGTCAATCAATTTTGCAATGACCATCCTGACGGGCGGTTTTTAGTCTGCACGGGGCGGCACGTGGTCGGAGTAGAAGACGGTGACTACTTTGACAGTTGGGACAGCGGCGGCGAAATGCCGATTTACTATTATCATAAATGACTGAAAGGGGCGGTTTTATGGCATTTCCGAATTATTTTCCGACAGGCTACAATCCGATGGGGAATTACAATCCGTATCAGGTCGGGTATCAGCAGGCACAGAGCGCACAGCAGGCGCAAACAGGCGGCTTGCAATGGGTACAGGGCGAGGCAGGAGCGAAAGCATACCCCGTTAACGCAGGGCAGAACGTGCTATTGATGGACTCGGAAAACAATGTTTTTTACATAAAATCCACAGATAATAGCGGAATGCCGTTACCGCTCCGAACATTCGATTATAAGGAACGCACGGAGCAGAGCACACCTAAAGCGGCTCAGAATGCGCCACAAACAGCGATAGACACAAGCCTATTTGTTACTCGGGACGAACTCGAAAAGCGGTTGGCGGAGCTTGTGGCGAAAAGCAGGACTATTCCAAACGAAGCAAAAGGAGATGCTGAATAATGGCAAGCATATTGAAACAAGCATTTAACGGCAATCAGGCGCAGACACAGCCCGATATGCAGGCAATGTATCAGGATTTTTGCAAAAATCCGATGTCATTTTTAGCACGGGCAAGATTTAACATTCCTCAGACAGTCGGGAGTAGTCCCGAAGCAATAGTTAGACACCTTGCAAGTACAGGGCAAGTGCCGCGGCAGTTGATGCCACAGGTACAAGCACTGATGAACAAGGTCAGATAAAGTCAAAAAAGGTGCGCACCTTTTAATATTTTTTACCCGAAAGGGAGAAAGGAGTGCTATTATGGCACTTACAGACGATTCAATGGTAATGCCCGTTTCTCCAATGTTCGGCGGCGGTTATGGTAATAACGGCGGTCTTTTCGGCAACGGCGGCGACTCTTGGCTCGGCATTCTGTTCTTAATCGCTCTTTGCAACGGCGGTTGGGGCGGTTTTGGCGGCGGCTTCGGCGGCTATGGCAATATGATGCTCGGCTATGATTTCCCGTGGCTTCTCAACGGACAGAACGGCATTAACAACAACGTAAACGATGGATTCAGGGACGCACAGCTTCACGACAGTGTGACAAGCGTTAGGGACGGCGTGAGCAACCTTGCAACGCAGCTTTGCGGCTGCTGCGGTGATGTTCAGATGTCACTTGCAAACGGTTTCAGCGGCGTACAGAATGCGCTTTGCAGCGGCTTCGCAGGAACGACAGCGGCAGTAAACGGAGCGCAGAACGCTATTGCACAGCAGCTTTATTCAAATCAGCTTTCCGATCTCGAAAGAAGCTTTGCGGCTCAGACGGCAAGCACTCAGGGCATGAATGCGATCCAGTCACAGCTTGCGCAGTGCTGCTGCGATAACAGAGCGGCTACTGCTGATCTCAAATACACGATAGCAACAGAGAATTGCGCTGATCGTGCGGCACTTTCCGACGGTATCAGAGATATCATTGCAAGCAACACAGCTCAGACACAAACGATTCTTGACAAGCTTTGTGCTCTTGAACTCGACGGCTACAAAAGGGAGAATGACCAGCTTAGGACACAGCTCAATATGGCGAATCTTGCGGCTTCTCAGACAGCACAGACAGCCGAACTGCGTCAGAGTGGTGCTACACAGCTTAATCAGCTGGTTTCTGAACTTCGTTCGTGTCCGTTGCCGGCACAGCCTGTTTACGGCAACACACCGATCTTTACTTGCAACAACGGCAGCACTTGCGGTTGTGGTTGCGGCGCATAAGGCGGTGACGGTATGGCTTGTGAATATTCGAACAACGCTGTTCAGACCGTCAATCCCGGTGAGAGCGTGATTTTCACAAACTCGCCCGTTCCGTGCAGCAGGGGACTTGTCAGACACAGAGACGACACAGGGAATTTCCTGCTTAAAGGCAATGTGCGCCGCTCTTCCTGCGGTTGTTGCCCGTCTACGGCGAATTATCTTGTAGACTTTGGGGCGAATGTAGCGATACCGACAGGCGGCACGGTGGGAGAAATCGATCTTGCGATCACTGTTGATGGCGGCACGATTCCGACAACCGAAATGTCGGTGACTCCTGCGGCAGTAGAGGAATTTTTTAACGTGTCGGACGCTACAATCATTCCGATCTGGAGAGGCTGCTGCCAGACGTTAACCGTTCGGAATATCTCCGATCAGCCAATTCTTGTCAGAAACGCGAATATCATTTTTTCGCGTCCTGACTTGAATGTCACATACTAAGAGGAAGGAGAAAAAGCAATGGCACACTATACAGACGAACTCGAGAAGGTATGCGAGGCGGTGGTGAAGACGCTTGCTAAAGCGAACCGCAAGATTGAAGAGACGGGCGGAGAGCTTACCGCCGGCGATGTTGACTATGTGGACAAGCTCACTCATGCTTTAAAGTCTATAAAAACTACCCCTGCTATGGAGGATTATGCAGATGACTACAGCAATGGCGGCATGGGCGGCTCTTATGGTCGCAGTTCTTATCGTGGAAACGGCTCGTACAATCGTGGCAATAGTGAGAGAATGTATCGTAATGGCGAAAGTTATGAAGGCGGCTCGTATGCGAGAGGACGTGGCAGGAACGCAAAGCGTGACAGCATGGGAAGATATTCTTCTGAGCGAGGATACAGCTATGACGACGCAAAGTCAGAGATGATCGAAAAGCTCCATGAGGTCATGGAATCCGCTCCCGATGAAACAGCTAAGCGTGAAGTAAAAAAGCTTGTAGAAAAGATGGAGCAGATGTAAAGGGGGACGGCTGACGTGATAACGATGCACGACTTAGACGAAGCTATCGCAGAGTGTCAGGGTCAGCCGCACCCCAACGCGAACACTTGTATCAAGCTTGCGGCTTATCTGACTATAAAGGAATCCATGACAGAAAAAGACAGGACGAGCGGCGGCGTATCTTTTGCGGCGCAACCTCAGCAAGCCGGCTTAGACAGCGGCTCGGCGTTCGCGAAAAAGATAGAAGGATTACCGACTGAAAAGGTTCTTTCCCTATTCGATGAAGTCATGGACACCTTACAAGCTGTCAATCCAAGACTGTACGCAGCGATCATGCGAAAACTTTAAACTACTTATGAAAGGTTCACAAAACGCTTGTGAACCTTTTGTTTATAATGTAGAAATGTAAAAAAATACATAAAATATGTAAAATTTTACTTGACCTTACCACTAAAAGGGTGTATTATATATACAGAAACAAAGACACAGAGCCGAAAGGCAGGAGGTAAAAGTTATGAAAAGATTTGAGAGCAAAGCAGAGCAGGAAAGATGGGTAAATCGGAAATACGCTGAGAAGAGAGATGCAATCTCGGCAATGCATCCTGAATGGACATTAGAAGACCTGTATTTCTGGCATTCCGAAGAGTGGGATATTACCGAAGACGAGCTCCACGAGCTTGCGCGCAGAGAAGGCTATGCATCAGCAACATATATGGCTTGAAAGCTGACGGCGAGGGGCGAAAGCCCCTACGTAAAGCTGCACCGACAAATCCGAAGCAGTCGGCAGGCTAAAATTAAAAGGAGTGATTAATTGAATACGAACGAATTGAAAGCAGAATTTACCCGCAAAGGGTACACGCAACAGCAAGTCGCTGATCTTATGGGAATCAGTCTGAAAACGTTATACAACAAGATGTATAGCAAGAACAAGCGCGGAGGATTCACCGATAAAGAAATCATGCGGCTTTGCGAAATTCTCAGATTAAAGAGCATGGATTGCTTTTTCGAGGAGGAATGAAAGTGGCAGGATTATCACGGTGCGACTACGGCTATTCTAAGCATTGCTTGTTCCTGAACAATTCGGGAAAGTGTGTTGCATTGAGTTCCACATTTTTCTCTAACGGCAAATGCCCGTTTTACAAAAACAGGGACACAATGAAGGCAGAAGATGTCGAAGAATACACCAGCGGAAGTTGGAGAAGGAGGGGGATCAAGGACGATGACAAAAATCGAAATGAATGACAGCGCCAAAGCGGCGGTTCTCAACGCGGTACTTGAAGCGGAGCTGAACTTTATCGACGCAGTACGAGAGAATGCACTAAAAGAAGAGGCAGAGATGAGAATTTTAAAGGCGAAACACGTTTTGAAAGAAATGCATTACCGCGATATTTACGCGGCGCAGTACAGGCTTTGTAACAGGCTCGGGCTTGCGCGATTCTATGATGAATGGCGCGAAGAGCCAACATACGAAGCGGAAGAAAGCGAGGTGAGTGACAAGTGAGGGCGCATGTATCCGTGGACAGAAGGACGCGGAGAGAGATTGACAGGTTGAGTCGCTTGCAAGTAGAGAAAGAGCGCGCGCATATGACTCGGCGCGTATATAAAACGTTGATTTACGTGCTAAATACCGAGTTCGGGTTCGGAGTTGGTCGCTTAAAAAAAACAGTTGACAAGATGAACGAGGTGCTGGACGAGTCGAACAACAACACAGAGTTCTGGAGACAGCTTGACCATCACGTTATAGATTATCTCGGCATTCCGTTTGACCACGAGAAAACGGATATTGACGGGAATCTTATAGATGACTTGTAAAGAGGAGAGAAAAAATGAACATTTTTAAGGCACTTGGGAAGGGAATTAAGCGTTTTTTTAAAACCTACGTTGTGGCACAAGACGAGGAAGAGCCGGGCAAAGTTACTATAATCACCACGCGCGGAAGAATGCGCTTTTTCGCAGAGCTGATTAATGTTGACGATTACAACCGAGCAATAGATATCCTTGTCGAAGAGCGCGGAATTTTATTTCCCGAGTATCAAGAGAGGTTACTAAACTATGAAGATCGCTAAGGTTGCAAGAGCAAGAGCAAGAGGTAAAGGACACAAACATCACAAAATCGCTAATTATTCTGGGGCGAATAAATACGCGGTTACGCCGCCGCAAAAAATCCAAAAATTTTATAACTCAAAGGAAGAAATGCCAAAGTACAATCGACTTATCATCGAACGATTGGCGGTACATTTCAGCGGTGAGGATTTAGAGCGGAGACTTAGAGATTTACATTTTTGTAGCTACGAAACAGCAATTGAAATTTTAGAAAAGAGGTAAAAAGATGGACGAACTGCCAACAACACAGGAATGCGCAGAGATCGCGCTTGAAATAATAAAAAGGGCGATGATGTACAATCGAGTACCTACGGAAAGGGCAACAACCGGAGATAAACCGACATTTTTTGTGTGGTTTTCGGGGCACGTTAACGCTCTTGATTTACAGATACAACCAATAGGGTGGGGCGATAATGAGCCGGAACTCCAATACGAAATTGCATTATCACCTCAGCCGTGGAGACCTGCTTCAATCATTGCAGAAGAATTACACGACGCGCTTGACAAGATGGTCGAAGTTCAAAAGGCATGGGAGGAAAAACAGAATGGAGAATAATTTGATAGTTATTAAGCAACTCCCGGTTATCGAGGAACGGCTTCATGAGCTTAAAACTGAGATCACCGAACGAGTTAAAGCGGCAGTCGCGCTTGACTGCAATGAGGACACCGTTAAGGAGATAAAGAAAGTTCGCGCTGAACTTAACAAAGAATTCAGCGAGTACGAGGACGCGCGGAAAGGCGTTAAAAAGGCTATAAGCGAGCCTTATGACAAATTTAATGCGGTCTATAAAGAGTGTGTCTCGGACGTTTTTAAAGCCGCAGACGGCGAGTTAAAGGCAAAAATCGCCATTGTAGAAAACAGCTTGAAAAAAGTCAAGCATGAAGAAGTCACAAGCTTTGCCGTAGAACTCAGAACGGCGTTAGGGCTTGATTGGCTTGACGTGAATAGAGTTATTCCAAACATCACGCTTTCGGCGAGCAAGTCGAGCCTTATTCAGAGAGTTTCAGAAGAAATGGAGAGGATAAACGAAGATGTTAATGCTATTGAAGATCCCGAGGTCTTCGCCGAGTACAAGAAAACGCTTAGCCTCGCGCAAGCGCAGACGATCGTTAAAAATCGCCGTGCTGAGATTGAAAGGGCGAAAGCTGAGGCAGAGCGCAAGGCAGC